GAGTACGTATTTAATGCATTTATGTACATCACATTAGGATCATTTGGAATTGCAGGACTAGAGAAGTTCGCAGGTAGTAGAGGAGGAGAATCAACAGAAGAATAATTAGATTATGAGTTTAAAGAGTTTACAAGCAAAAATTGGAGTAACAGCAGACGGAGCATTCGGTCCTGGTACTATGAAAAAAGCAATGGAGTTTTACAAATTGACTCCAGTGAGAGCAGCTCACTTCTTTGCACAAACAGCACACGAGTCAGGAGACTTCAAAGCATTTTCAGAAAACTTAAACTACTCGGCTCAAGGTCTTCAAGGTATCTTTGGAAAATACTTTCCAGGTAACTTAGAGGAGTCTTACGCTCGTAACCCAGAAAAGATCGCTAACAGAGTTTATGCATCTAGAATGGGTAATGGTGATGAGAAATCAGGAGACGGATATAAATTCAGAGGAAGAGGTGCTCTTCAATTGACAGGTAAAGATAACTATGCAGCATTTGCAAAGTACTTAGGTAAGCCAGAAATCATGACACATCCTGATTTAGTAGCTACAGAGTATTCTTTCGAATCAGCTATGTTTTTCTTCGATAAGAACAAACTATGGGAGATATGTGATAAAGGTGTTAACGATGCCGCTATCCTAGCTCTTACAAAAAGAATCAATGGGGGTACTCATGGATTAGAAGATAGAACTAATAAAACGAAAAAGTATTACGAATACGTAAAATAGTTTAATCTATAAGATGAAAACACTCTCAGCAATACTATTAACATTGACAACAGCATGTGCATTTATAGGTTCATACTTCATGGACTTAACAGCAGATAACATAGAACAATACCTATCAGTGGGATTCGTAATCTTTGCAGATGGGTACTTCGGTATTTGGGCTGGAATGAAGAGAGAGGGATTTCAAACCCGCAAAGCTCTTACAGTACTTAGAACATTTGGTTTCTGGGTAATAATGCTATCAGCTATACTGACCATTGAAAAAGGATTTGCAGGTACTTCTTGGCTAAGTGAAACTATTATGGCTCCATTCTTAGTATTTCAACTAATCAGCATCTTTAAAAATGCTTCGATGGTAGGAATAGTTAAGAATGAGTTACTAGTTCAGATCTTAGACAAGTTGGATAAACACAAAGGAGAGAGAGAGGTTTAAAATTAAATTAAGCAATAAAGATGGGTTGGATTATGTCCAACCTTTTCTTATATTATAAAGATATGATAAGAAACAATTCACAGAATATATTACTAGGGATAGTGGTTATTCTAGCTGCTTGGAACATCTTTACGACCAACAGCGTTAAGACAGACGTACAGGGGTACAAGGATAAGATCCAGGCCCTACAGGTACAGGTTGATTCAGCTCAGGCTGTAAACAATGTGATCGATACTAAAATAGACTCTGTAAAGGAGAAAGTAGTTCACATTACAGAAGAGATCAACCACATAGATAACAATATTACAATAATCAAAAAACAAACAGATGAGAAAGTTAATCGTGTTGACAGCTATTCTGCTAACGAGCTTGAGCAGTTTTTCGCAGACAGATACAACAAAGGTACGAATTAGTAGTCCAATTGCTAGATTAGTAATTAAGGACTTAGTTAAGTACGATGGAGCTGTTTTAGAATTAAAAGCAACTCAAGACAAAGTACTTAAGTTAGAAGAGAGAGAAGGACAGAAAGATGGTATCATCAAATTGTTAGAAGATAAAGTAGAGAATACTTTATTTATTGTAGATACTCAAAAGAAACAATTGAATCTATCGGCTGAGTTAACTGAGAAGTTAAACAAAGAGCTGAAAGGACAAAGAAGAAAGACCTTCCTATACAAAGCAGGAACGGTTGTAGGACTTGTAACCACATCGTACTTATTAATAAAATAGAATAAAATGGCTAAACAAAAAGTAGTAAAGGAAGAAGTAATCCCAGTAGAGCAAGTTATCGTAGAACAAGCACCAGTAGTTGAAACAGAAGAAGCTATTGAAGTAGGAGAAGCAATCGTAGAGGAACTAGAGGTAGAGGATGCAGCAATCGTAGAAGAGGCATTTGAAATAGCTCCAGAAGCTGAGCAAGTAGTTGAAGAGCAAGTTGAAGAGGTTATTCAACAAGTAGTTGAAACTAAACCAGCACCTGCAGCTCCTAAAGCATCTAATGAAGTAGGAGTAGTACGTATTTTGCAAAAGACACCTAGTGGATTCAGGCTGCTATTAGAGACAGGAGAGATCGTTAAGGTATCAAAAGCTCAGTATACAAAAGGACAGTCGACAATTATCCTTTAAAAAAATACCAAAAGGCTTGTTTACTCAAGCCTTTTTTAGTATATTAAAGTTATAAACAAATGTTATTATGAACACAAGAGAGGTAAGAGTTACTATCGATGACGATACTACTGCAAAGGAGTTAGTTAATCATCCCTCACACTACGGAGGAAAGAGTAATCCATATGAGGCAATTAAAGTCATTGAAGCTTGGAACTTAGGATTCTGTTTAGGAAATACAATCAAATATATTGCTAGGGCAGGTAAGAAGGATGCTACAGTACAAGAACTGGAGAAGGCATTGTGGTACCTTAAACGAGAAATAAAAAAGCTGAAAGATGGCCAAGAAACAGATTAAGCAAGTTCAGCTTATCAAGGAAGCCATTCCAACAGTAATTGACTACGACACTCAGAAATCAATATCATATAGTCAGACTCTATCGTATAATACATGTCCTCACCAGTGGGCATTGAGCTACGTTAAGGGTCTGCAGATATACAAACCATCTATCCATACAGTATTTGGAACAGCACTGCATGAGGTATTGCAAGAGTGGTTGACAGTTTTGTATGACGATAGTGTAAAGAAGGCAACTGAGATGGATCTTGAGCAACTACTGCACGATAAGTTGTTTACAATTTATAAGCAGGAGAAGGAAAAATGTGAAGAACACTTTTCTAGTTCTGACGAGTTGTTTGAGTTTTATAGAGACGGAGTCGAAATTATAAAATACGTTAAGCAGAAACGTGCAGCTTGGTTTAGTAACAGGTACACTAAGCTAGTTGGAGTAGAGATCCCCCTAGTGTATCCAATAGGTCCTAATATATTCTTCAAAGGATACATTGACATCGTACTGTATGATGAGCAAGACGACAAGTACATTGTACTGGATATCAAGACATCAACATCAGGATGGAATGATTATGCTAAGAAAGATGACAAGAAACTAGCTCAACTACTTTTGTATAAGGAATTCCTAGCTAAGCAATTCTCAATTGACGTAGATAAGATTGACGTTAAGTACTTCATCGTAAAGAGAAAGGTACCTGACGATCCAATGTATCCAGCAATGGGAAGAAGAGTGCAAGAGTTTGTTCCACCATCAGGTAAGGTAAAAAGAGGACAAGCTACAACAGCACTAACAAGGTTCATACAAGATGCATTCGATCAGCAAGGTCAGTACGTAGACAAAGAGTATGAGCAAAGACCATCTAAGTCCAACTGTAGGTTCTGCAATTATGTAGGAACTGAACACTGTCATGCAGGTGTTTTGTTGTAGGAAGTATATTTATATAAAAATATAAGTATATAAATTATGGACAGTAAAAAACTAACATCGGTTAAGGTAGAAGAGGAATTGCTACAACAATTCAAAGAGCAATGTATAAGACATAAATTCTCATTGCAGAAACTTGTAGACAGAGCAATTTTTTTGTATCTTACTGAAGAGGACTTTAAAACAAAGTTACACACACAGACGAATATTAAACTAAAGTAGTTACATGAAAGACAAATTCCGTTATGTAAAAAAGGAAGACCGTAAGAAGGTCTTACTGTTATGCGATGATATTAGAATGCATTCTGGTATCGCAACTATGGCAAGGGAAATTGTTATAGGAACATCCCACCACTTCAACTGGGTCAACCTAGGAGCAGCCATTAAGCACCCAGAGCAGGGACAAGCTCTTGATATCTCTCAGGAGGTTGGCAAATTAAACAACATTGAAGATGCTAGCGTGATAGTAATTCCTAACTCAGGTTATGGAGATGCTATGCAAATTAGAGGATTGATAAAGCAATTCCAACCAGATGCCATTATGATCTTTACAGATCCTAGATACTGGAGTTGGTTGTTTGAGATTGAAAGAGAGCTTAGAAATAAGATACCTTTGATGTACTTAAACATCTGGGATGATTATCCAACTCCTTTGTATAATAAACCATATTACGAATCATGTGACTTGTTAATGGCTATCTCGAAACAGACAAAGAACATCAATGAGATTGTTTTAGGAGAAGCAGCTAAGGACAAAGTAATTAAGTATGTTCCTCATGGAATAAACGAGAACTACTTCTATCCAATCAACAAACCAGAAGAGGTAACTCAATTGGCTGAGTTTAAGAAGAACTTATTTCAAGGAAAGGATATAGAGTTTGTTGCATTCTGGAACTCAAGAAACATCAGAAGAAAATCACCAGGTGATGTCATTCTATCGTATAGATTGTTCTGTGATCGAATAGGAAAAGAAGCAGCAAAGAAGTGTGCTTTGGTAATGCATACACAAGCTGTAGATGAGAATGGTACAGACTTGAATGCAGTAAGAGAGGCTCTTTGTGATGACAGTTACGTAAACGTATACTTCTCTCAAGAGAGATTGGATGCAGCACACATGAACTTACTTTATAACATCTCAGACGTAGACATGCTTATATCTTCTAACGAAGGATGGGGATTATCTCTAACAGAAGCTATGATGGCTGGTAAGATGATTATCGCTAACGTAACTGGAGGTATGCAAGATCAAATGAGGTTTGAATACAATGATGGAAAGTGGATTGACTTCACTTCTGATTTTCCTTCCAACCATAGAGGTACCTTTAAAAAGTGTGGTAAGTGGGCAGTACCAGTATTCCCTTCTAATATCTCAATGGTAGGATCAGTTCCTACTCCTTACATCTTCGATGATAGATGTAGTCCGGAAGACGTTGCAGAGGCTTTAGAGTTTGTATACGCATTAGGGAAAGAGGAAAGAGACAGAAGAGGTATGTTAGCAAGAGAGTGGGTAACATCTGATGAATCAGGAATGTCAGCACGAATGATGTGTGAGAATGTAATTGATGCAGTTAACGAGACTTTCGATAAGTTCACTCCTAGATCGAAATACGACTTAGTAAAGATCACAGACAGACCTAAAAAATACATCACACATAAATTAAAATACTAGTTATGAGCAAACCAACATTAGTCGTAAGCTGTCCTATTGATACATACTCAGGATACGGAGCAAGAGCAAGAGACTTTGTTCAATCAATCATAGATTCAGACAAGTACGATGTAAAGATACTATCTCAGAGATGGGGTAATACTAGATTCGGATACTTAGAGGATCACAATAACACATCACTAACTTCTCGAATTGTTACTAACCTAAACGCACAGCCAGATGTTTGGATACAAATTACAGTACCCAATGAATTCCAAAAGGTAGGTAAATATAACATCGGAGTAACAGCTGGAATGGAAACAACACTTTGTGATCCATCTTGGATACAAGGATGCAACAATATGGACTTAGTGATTGTATCTTCACAGCATGCTAAGACTACTTTCGAGAAGAGTAAGTTCGATGTACAAGATGATAAGACTAAGCAAATTACAGGTTCAGTAGAACTAACAACCAAGGTTGAAGTACTATTTGAAGGAGCTGATATTAACAAGTACACTCCGCTAGCATTCCCAACTAAGATAAATCTAGATGGTATTGATGAGTCATTCTGCTTTCTAGTAGTAGGACATTGGTTACCTGGAGAGTTGGGAGAGGACAGAAAGAATATTGGATATACAATCAAATCATTCTTAGAGACATTTAAGAACAAACCTAGCAACAAACAGCCAGCACTTCTATTGAAAGTACAAGCAGGATCAGGTACATCCATTATGGATAGAGATGCTGTCTTAGATAAAATTGATGCGATAAGAAAGACAGTTAAAGGTAACCTACCTAACATATACCTTCTTCATGGAGATATGTCTGATGCTGAGATTAATGAACTATACAACCATGGTAGGGTTAAGGCAATGATCTCTCTAACAAAAGGAGAAGGATTTGGAAGACCACTACTAGAGTTTAGTTTAGTGAACAAACCAATCATAGCATCATACTGGTCAGGACAGGTTGACTACCTATCACCAGAGTTCGTTAAGTTCGTAGGAGGTAACCTAACCAACGTACATCCATCAGCAGCAGTGGCTAAGATGATCTTACCAGAAAGCCAATGGTTTACACCAGATCCTATTCAAGTAGGAAAGGCATTAGAGGATGTATACAAGAATTACAATACGTATAAGGAATTAGCTAAAAGACAAGGGTATAAGAGTAGGACAGAGTTCTCTTACGATAAGATGAGAGAAACGTTAGATAACCTTCTAACACAGTACGTACCTGAGTTTCCTAAGCAAGTTCAACTAAAGCTACCTCAACTTAGTAAATTAGAATTACCAAAATTAAAAAAGTTGTAAACCCGCTTTTGTGAATATCCTACTATTTATAATAAAATAGATAGAATGAATTACAAGAGACATTATGAACTACTTTGCGAAAGAGGGCAGCAGAGAGTACAGGAAGAGGGGCAGTACTACGAGAGACACCACATACTTCCTAGATGTAAAGGAGGAAGTAATGAAGAGAGCAACCTAACTAGCCTTACTGCAAGAGAGCACTACATTGCACACTTCCTCCTACATATGATGTATCCCACCGATAGATCGCTATGGTTTGCTTTATTCTGTATGGCATTCCTAGAGGCCGAAGGACAGAGGAGGTACTTAATAGGTAGTAGGACTTTTGAGAGACTAAGGAAGGAGCGAGGAGAGAGACAAGATCTATCTGTATCTCTAAAAAATTTAGAAAAAGCAGTACTTGCAACTAAGGGAGTAAAGAGGGATGACAACTGGAATAAAAATGCAACTACAGCCTGGATAGGAATAAAAGGTAAGTGTACTAAACTATCTAGACAGGAGATGTTAGACCTGCTAGGTAAGTACAATAATAGTGCGTACGAGATATCCAAACACACAGAATACTCAGTACCAAATGTAATAAAGGGATGTAAGTATCACAACATACCCTACGAAAAGAAAAAAGCCTGGACGAATAGAAAAACAAAAAAA